TCAAGCCACCCGCCGCAGCTTCGTGGTGGGGGAAATTTGACCGACCTTGGCAATTGCCTCGGCCTGCCGGTCAGTCGATAGATGGGCATACCGCGCCGTGCTGCGCGGATCCTTGTGGCCCAGCACTGCGCCCACCGTATACAGGTCTACGCCCGCGTTCACCATTTCTGAGGCCGTGCTATGTCGGAGGTCGTGAAAATGCAGCCACGGCATGCCAGCGGCCACGCACGCCGCCTTCACGTTCTTCTGCACCGTGATGCGCGCGATCTTCTTGAACTGCCGGACGCACACCGCCACCCGAGGGTGAATCGGCACAATCCGCGGCTCCTCGTTCTTGGTCTTGGCAAGGTGCCACCGGTCCCCGACTGGGATGGCCCGCAGGATCTCGGATAGCCGCATGCCGCTGTAGAACGCCATGCGCACCACCATCCTGGCATTGCGGTTCTTGGTGTTCCGGGCGACGGCCAGCATTTGCGCGCGGTCGATGTAGATGTGCCGCTCGTTCTTCACCTCGGGCACCACCACCTTGGCGGCAGGATCGAACTCGCCGAAGCTGTGATGCTTCCAGGCCCACCGGCATGCAGCCGTCAAGTAGCGGATCCGCAGTCGCACCGTGGCGTCTGACAGCGGGCGCGGCTTGTCGCCCTCCTTCTTCGGCACCGACATCGACTTGAGGCGCAGCGCCTTGCACACGTCCGGCAGCGCACTCAGCGGGCGGCCGGTGTAGAAGGGGGCGATCAGCGCCAGCTCGCGCGCGACGTTCATCCCCTGCTTGAGCTTGGGGATGCGGTCCTTCAGGTAGTGGGTGATGGCGTCTTCGATGAGGTGATGTTCACCACCGACGCCGTTTGCCGTCGCGTAGAGCCGTGCGCTCTCCTTCCGGTCGAATTCGTCTGCCTGGGCTTGATTCCAAGCGCGAGGAAGGCGCTTTCGAGCGCGGATCCTTGCTCCACCGATCCAACGGTCAAACTCAAAGACGAACTGACCGCGCGCCTTATCCCTTGTGATCGACATTTTGTCTTGTACTCCGTGATGTCCGAGGGTTCGAAGCGCCTGGAGCGCCCGAATCGATAGCTGGGCAGCGTGCCCGAGGCGGCCAAATCATAGACCTGGCGGGCGGAAACCCCGAGCCGCTGGGCGACCTCGGAGGCGGTGAGGAGTTCGCTCATTCTCCCTCTCCCCTACTAGTAGAGCGCCCGATAGAGGGGGCACTGACCTTGATGGCGTACACCGTGACAGGCTCGCTGCCGAAATGCGGGTGCATGATCGTCTTTATGGTGTAGCCGAGCCATGGCAGCACTAGGCGCCGGGCGTGGTCGTCGCGTGCAGGGTAGCCAAGGGTCAACTCGATCTGGTCGTAAACCCCAAACGGCGACGGCAGGCGCTTCTGCCAGTATTCATTGCAAAGCCGGTATTCCTCGGTCTTCGAGCCGTCGCGTATAGCCTCGAAATACTCGCGCTTGAGCGGAAGTGTGAGAGTCTTCATCCCTGACCTCCACCCCGAATAGCAGCGGCAAGAAACTCGCAGACGCTTTCGGAGCTGTCGTCGCCACCGCAGAACCGGATGTGCTCGTCGCACTTCTTCGCCGCCCTCTCAGTAGCGTCAAGCATGGCTTGGCGTACCTGGTCGGCGGTGAAATAGTTGGCCGAAAGTGTTTGGAATGCCGGCTCCGGCATCAGCGCCTCAAGCTCTGGCGGTAAAGAGATTCGGCTATCGGGCACTGAAAAACTCCCCATATAAACGTGCGGCAACAGCATTGCGCACAACCGCAGCTTCTTCGACGGTCGCGAAGAGGCCTAGATATTTCCATCTGCCTTCAATACTGACGCCAGCGGCCCACTTGCCAGTGATTTTGTGAAAAGAAACGCCCCGCACGCCGCTTTTGTTCCGCGTCGATGTGCGGACGTTCATTGCATTTGTCTTGCCAGTGGCCGGCCGCAAGTTTTCAATTCTGTTATCGAAGCCATCGCCATTGACATGATCGACAACTTCCGGGAGATAGCCGTGATGCATCAAGAAAATGATGCGGTGAGCGCGAAGATGCGACCCCCTGTGCCACACTGTTAAATATTTAGCGCCGATGGTCCCAGCCTTCTTCCCAGCCAACTCCAGATTGACGGATTTGTGCGTGTAGTCGGCTGAGAAGTGATGACGAGGACGCTCTCGCCAATAAAGGACAGCGTCCTTGATCTCGAAGGCCTCATGCGCGTAGGCATGCGTAAAGTAGTTGGGCCAATTTCTCACCTCTTGCCCTCCCCATCCCCTGCTGCTCGGGCTGAGTCGATTTCCTTGAGCATCGGTCCGGAGTAGCCTTCATCGCTAAAAACGAGAACGCATGACACGATGCGTTGGCCGGCCTTTTCTCGCTGGCGAATATGGTCGATTGCCCAGCGATCAGCTTGCTCCACAGTTCCGCGGATGACATAGGCAAACTGTCCCGAGCCATCGGCCCCAATCGTTTGGCCGCAGACTCCCGGGCGTCCTTCCACGTCAAGCGCAAGTACCGCCGCAATGGGAGCAATCTCAGCCTTCATCGCATGGAGGGCGGATTGGCCGTACAGGGGCGTCAGGCGTGATCGGTCCGCACCTTCAGGCGCTTCAACCCAGCGGCCATCATCCGTGGTGGTGAAGTAGCCCGCTGGCTCGGGAAAGTTCAGATCGGCGCTCATTTCCCGTCCTCCCGCTCGATAGGCTGCGCGGCCTTGAGCAAGTCGTCCAGATTCGGACCTGGCAGGCGCCCACGCAGTGTGCGGTTTTCTTGCTCCAACTGCTCGACCTTCTCCTGTGACCAGCGCAACCGAGTGCGCAGACTGTCTTCCGCAGAAATGACGGGCTCGGCCGCCGTGATTTCACGATTTGGGTCTTTCGCTTCACGCTTGCAGTCGTCCCACCCCTGACGATATGAAATACGCTGAACGAACTCGAATGCCCCTTCGCTGCTGGATTTGGCCCAGCCGGCAGCCGTCGCAAAGCGTTCAACATGCGTTCGCATTGGCTCGGGCGCTGGGGGTGCGGCGAGGGCGGCTACGGTCGCGCGGTATGCTACGCGCTCGTCCCCATCATCGCTGTAACCCGGCATGTGTCGGATTGACCATTCATGATGGATGCGAAGTGCTGTTACTACCTCATTCGCCACCGCCAGCGCAGCGCCTGCCGCTGCTGGTGCTTCCTCGGGTGTGGCGTTCACGAGGCGATCAACGATGCGATAGGCGCCGCGAAGAAACCGCATTCTCTCGGGCGTGTGGACATAGCCAGCCGCAGCCCAGCGCAGCACCGAATGCACCCATTCGAGTCCCAGCCCATCGGTGGGGATTTCGCTCTCCTGCCCCCGCGCATCGATAGCGCCTGCCGCTGGCGGTGTCTCTGCCGGGGCGTTTGCAAGTTCGGCGCGAGCCGCACGCACATCGCCTACGGTTAATTTCCAGTCACAGGCGCCAAACAGAGGCTTGCCGTCGGCGGCGGCAATTAAGCCAAAATCCTCCAATGGATAAGCAGCCAGTTTTCGGAGCGGCTCTGCCGGTGCGCTCGTGAGTGCGAGCAGATAGTCCGACACGCTGCACGCGAAAGCCTTCGCCTTCTCGACGCTGTGCCAGCCGTCCATGGCGATTTCTGCGGCCTCGGCCAGGATGGATGCTTTCTTGTCATTCACCGTCGTTCTCCCAGTAGCTCATTTCCTCGTCGGCTGCGTCTTCGGGTTCTTCCCACACGACAGCTTTGCCGGCCGCGCGCTCGTTCTGTTCCAGCATTACCGCGCCAACGCTGGCCCACTCCGCGGATTCTTGCTTCGTCCATCCGGCGCGCTCCTCGATGCGAGCGGCATAGCGGCGCTCCCACTCTTCACGACTCATTTCGCTCATGGCTTGTCTCCTTGGGGTTTGGCTGCAGGGGCGGGAGGGATGTGCATGAAGTGCGTTGGAGGGATGGATTTATGCGGCCAGCGCACAAACGTCCCTGCGGTCTCTTGCCATACGCAATAGGGGTCGCTCGTGTATCTCTGGCCTTTTCCAATTTCGACGTCGAAGGCGCGCGCCATGAACATTTCCCGGCCAACCGGTGCCTGCGAGATTGGCAGCCACTCCCCTCCAAGCCTTCCGGTGGAGAGAGCGGCAGCAGCGTATTCGATGACCGCCGAGAGAACCATGTCCTCGTCGTTCTCGCGCACGGGGATCGACATGCTTAGCAGTCCGTTGTCGCAGAGCCGCGAGAGAATCTTGCGCGCCTGCTCCAGTGAGCCTTCATCAAGGCGGGGCGGGGTCATGATTGGGCTCCTTGGACTTTGGCGATGGCACGCCTTGACCCGGTCTTCACCCAACGGCGGATCGTGAGTTCGCACCCGCTTGTGAGGCACACGCCATTTGCCATGCCGGCATGCGTCCTCTTGCCTTCGCAGCCGCACAAGCACTTCTTGCGCGACTTAATGGGTTCGGCGTAACGGACATGCTCAATAGATGAGCCCATGACCCCCCATGCAGCGGTGCCGCCTCGCATGGCTGCGGAGAGGGCACTCTTGCTCAGTTTGTTCAGTTCCGCGCTCATGTTCGTTCTCCCGCAGCGGCGATGGCAGCGTCGAGCTCACGGCGCGCAGCGTTGCGACGGCGCACAAGGACGAAGTAGCCCCTGGCGTTCTGCCCCGACAGATATTGGTTGTCGAGCGCGTCCTGATCCTGCAGGTACTCTTCGATTGCCTCAAGGAGGACTACAGCACTCCCCCCGCCACTACTACCAGGAGCAGCATTGCGAAGGGGGAGTTCGCCGGTTTCTCCCGAGTCTGCGATTACGTCAAGGGCGCGGGGGGTGAGTTGGGTGTTCATGGCGGTCCTCAGAATGGGATGTCGTCGTCAGCCCACTCGGCCTTGGAGGGCGAGGGCGCGTTGCGCGCAGCCTGCGGTTCCTTGGGCTTCACTGAGAGGCTGAAGAACTTTCCTCCCTGTCCTTCCTTGACCCACGCTGAAAGCCAGTAGCCCACGCCGTCGATGTCGATCTGGCCGGTGTATTCCGGGTGCGTATCTTTCTCGCGGCGGAGGTTCTTTCCGAGCGTGCCGCGGTTGGTGTTGTCGTATGCCATTACGCTTGTTCCTTGATGCTGTCGGCGTGCTTCTTGAGCGCAGACCGAAGGTTGGAGGGCAGCATTGCCCAGAGAGCCGTCTTTTCTTCGGGGTCCGTGATGCCTTGGCAAAGCTCGAAGGCGCCAAGGAGGTCATCGCCTGCGAATCGCTCCTTCGCTGCATCGGCGGTGTCCGCAACGATTGAGAGACGATGCTGGTCCACGACAGCGCCATCGGTGGGCTTGTGGCGCACAGCGGCTTGTTTTGGTTTGCTCGCGGCATTTCCATCGTCGTCGTCCTGGTACAGGCCAACAGCCGAGGCGAGCGAGTAGCGCTTGAGGTAGGTAAGCGCAGATCCGTAACCTTGTGGATCGTGCTTTTGCAGCGGGCAGGTAGCCGTAGATTCGATCCACTCGCCCGACTCGTGAATAAGGCGGGTGGTCAGAGCCAAGCAACCTTGATCGCTCGGCGCTGGCATTTGAATGAAGCAAATGCCAGCATCATTCAGCGCAGGCTTGGTGGCATCGATGACCGAAGACAGGTCTGCATAGGTAGACTTGAACTGCGGGTTCTTTGCATCCTTGATGGCGAAAGTGATTGCCTTCTGTGCTTTCAGAAGCGCAGGGGCGATCTTCGAAATGGATTCGCTTGTGTTCATGTCCAGTTCTCCCCGCGGCACACGCGGCTGATAGTTGAAAGCCCGACGCCATACGCAAGCGCCAGTTCCTTGAGTTGAGTGCCGACCGCACGGCTGCTGCGGATTTGCCGAACTGCTGCGCGGTTCAACTTCGCGCGTCCATTCTTGGAACCAGAATTGACCCCTTTACGCCGCCCCTTCGCCTTCATGTCACTCATGTTCCCAGCGTGGTCACCAAGGAAAAGGTGGGACGGGTTGCAGCAGGATGGGTTGTCACACCGGTGGCAGACGCATTGCCCGTCTGGGAGATCACTGTTTGCCAGAAAGTAGGCGGCACGGTGCGAGAGAACGGATGTCGGCCCAACACGGACAGACCCGTACCCATCGCTGTTCACACTGCCAACCCAAGGCCAACAATCAGCACCAGGGCGAACGTGATCCCACAGAAGATGCGACCTGACAAGCAGGATCGCGAGCGCTTGTTTTTGCTTTTCGGTCATGACTCAGAACGGAATGGGCTTGAAGGCTTCGCGCACGGCCAGCTTTGCCGCGCCGATCACGCCGAGGTCTTGGCGACGGATGGAAAAGAACAGGCGGAAGATCTGGTAGCGGCTCATGTCAGCCTCGAAACAGAAAGTGGACAACCAGCGCGACCAGAAACGGCGCGACGAAGCCAGCGACAAAGGGCCAGAACGCAGCGGGACGGTTGTCGCCGAGGGGCGAAAACAGATACGCGCCGTCTTGGTATTCGGGGTGGTTCATGCGGCCTCCCCCTCGGCGATAGCAGCCTCGGCCTGTTCAACCCATTCGGCCCCAAACGTGTCGCGAAGAAGCGAGCGCTCCAGCATCGAGAAGGCGGACTTCAGGACCGCCAGCAATGCAGGGCCGGCCTTCTGTGCAGCGGCCAACTTGGCGGCAGCTTTTGCCTCGGCCTTGCGCTTCTTTTCGGCAGCGGCTGCTTCCGCGGCCATCTCATCCATGACGCGCTTGTGTTCGGCCGCGCGGGCTTCTTCGTTTATACGGCGAGCCTCGGCTGCTTCATCGTCCAGGCGCTTTCGCTCGGCGGCTGCTTCGGCGTCGGCCTTGGCCTGAGCCGCCTTCCGCTCTGCAGCCTCCGCTGCCTCTTGTGCTTGGCGCACGGCCCGCTGCTCGGCCTCCAGGGCGGCGCGGGCATCGGCGATACGCTTGTCCTCTGCGGCGCGTGCTTCGCGTGCCAACCGGTCTTCCTCATCGCGGCGTGCGCGGTCGGCATCCTCGCGAGCTTTGGCTTCGGCGCGGGCCGCAGCCTGTTCTTTTTCAAAGGCAGCACGTTCCGCAGCAAGGCGGTCAGCTTCTTTTTTCTGCTCTGCGGCAATGCGCTCGCGCTCCGCCTTGTCTTTGGCTTCCTGCTCGGCACGCTGGCGCTCCAACTCCGCTCGCTCGGCCGCCAGCTTCTCTTCGAGTTCGCGCTGCACACGGTCGCGCTCGGCCTGCTCCTTGGCGATGCGCTCGGCCTCCTTGCGACGCTCTTCGGCCTTGATCTGGTCATCAATGGGCTTTTCCAGCGCCACGAGTTCAGCCGTCAAGGTCTTGGCCTCGGCGTCGATCAGGCGGGAACGCTCCAGAGCGGGGGCCTTGAGTTCAACGCGTTTCGCCTCCAGCGCAACACGCAGGGTACGTACCTCTGCGCGGTCCTTCTTGGCGATGTCCATGCCCTTGCCGGTGGACACGTCATAGGCCACGCCAGCTAGGCGAGAGCGGAGTTCCGCCAAGGCGGCGGCGGTTGGCGAGTATTCCGCGATTGCGGTGCTGATCTTTTCAATTACTTGGGACATGCTCACTCCTTCATCGCGACATTCGCCGCTTGGTTGTTAGATGCCGCGTACTTGGCCTCGAATGCCGTCATGCCGATGGCTTGGCACTCTTCGACAAAGTCCCAAACGTCATCCGCAAGGTCTTCCTTGCCGTAGAGGTAATCGCTGTACTTAAGCTTCTCGTAGTCGTAGTGCTTCTCGATTGCAAGCTTGGCGAGGCGCACCATTTCGTCTTGAGTCATTTCGGTCCTTTCATGGCCACGTGTTCTTCGGCGCGATCAGCGACTACTTGAGTAGTCAGCGCTTCTGCATCTGGATGCCGGTAGTCGAGGTAGGCGTTCAGGTACAGGACTGCGAATCCGAAGGCGATGCCTAGAGACCAGTCGGTGGCGAGTTGGCGGAGGGTCATGGTGTCTCCGATGCCCAAGCCGCCAGATCGCGCAGCTTCTGTTCATACATGCCGAGCAGCACATGCCCGACGATGGAAGGATCACCAGACCGCACCGCAGACAGCAGCGCGTCGTCGCAGCACAGGTCGCCCAGTTCGTTTGCGTTGAACTCGCGGCGATGGCGGCGCAGCGCGTTGTCGTAGTCGTTGCGGTACTGGTCGTCGGCGGCGTCGAAAGTGCGGTCCAGATAGGACGGCCCTGAATCGCGCCTCTCGATGTGGGGGTAGGCGTTCATGAGGCCTCCTTGTGCGATGGCACGTGCTCGTCGCAGTGACTGACGCCAGAATTCCCGGGGCCGAGTTCGTTGCCGCACTGCGAGCAGTACGTCATAGCGAAGCGCCGAACTAGTGCGTCTGCGTTCTTGAGCAAGCTTGTGCGGTACTGCCCCATCGTCTGGAACGTCGATGCGTAGGAGTCGTCTGCAATCAGATCGCGGATCAACTTGAGTTGGCTCACTTGGAACCTCCTTGCTGGGCCTTGGCGACAACAGCAAGTGCGTCGTTGAGAAACTGCTGCTTGTCTTCGTCGAGGTGAAGGTCTTGTCGCTGGGCGTCCTGAAGCACGTTCGCAACCGACTGAGCGAATGCAAGCAGCTCAGGAGCGGAAGCGATCAGGCGGGCGTTAGCCTGCTGCATCGCATCCCATTCCTCGCGTGGGAACTGTGTCCAAAGCTCGTAAGCGATGGCCATCGTGCAGGAGTCGTTGCCGAGGTGGTAGACCGGACAATCACTGGAGTAGCGAGGCCCAAGTGCCTTGCTTACATTCGCATGGACGCTCAACCCGGCTCCGGGCGTGTTCTTCGCCATCCATGGCCCCGGAGTAAACGCTGCGCTCACGACTTCACCCCACCATGCCCAGCAGCAGCACTGCGGACGAGGTCCATGGAATGAAGCTCTTCCAGCGTCAGCGGGGGAATGCGCGACTGGAAGCCTGGGATGCTGAATTCGAGCGGCGCCAGTTCGGCCTCAAGCTCTACAGGCGAGGGCTGAACAACGATGACCTGGTGCCGGGGGCAGATGCGGCGGGTGGATTGAGCGTTCATTTCAGTACGCCTCTGCTTCCAACTTGGACAGAAAGAAATGGATGCCAGGATCGCATTCCTCCATCCAGTCCTCGCTAAACGAGTCGGGCACCACGCGCTGGCCAACCACATACTTGGTCTTGCCATCGTGCCTGCTGATGCCGAACTCGGCGCCAATCACTTCGAGCACATCGACGTACTCAGCACGGCACTTGCGGCCGAAGGCGTGCGAGCGCTTTGCCTCTTCGGGGATGCGAAGCTTCACGATCACGTTGTCTTGGCACTTCTTCCAGCCAATCAGTGAGCCCTCGGGGAGGATGCGAGTCATTGCGATGGCAAGATCTGCGTCCTTGGCGTCGCTCAGGTAGGCGCCGCTCAGGTTGGCGCCGCTCAGGTAGGCGCCGCTCAGGTAGGCGTCGCTCAGGTAGGCGCCGCTCAGGTTGGCGCCGCTCAGGTAGGCGTCGCGCAGGTAGGCGCCGCTCAGGTAGGCGCCGCTCAGGTTGGCGCCGCTCAGGTAGGCGTCGCGCAGGTAGGCGCCGCTCAGGTAGGCGTCGCTCAGGTTGGCGCCGCTCAGGTTGGCGCCGCGCAGGTTGGCGCCGCTCAGGTCCTTGCGAGCCTCGGTCGCCTTCTCCAGCGCATGCCGCATGTAGAGGCCCGATTCGAGGCCTTCAGGCGCATCGCACTCGAAGAGAACGGTGTCGCTGTTGAAGCGGGAAACAATCTTGATCTTCGCGGCGATCATGCTTTCACCCCTTCCACGCGACGTGCATAGAACACATCCGTAGCGTGCGCAGCTTCCTCGGTCAGCTTGGCGTACACCTCGCCGTTGTCAGCATTGAGGACTTGAACCGCGGTGCCAGCGATCAGGCCGGCGTAGATCATCAGTTCGTTTTGCTGACGTGGCGTCAGCGGCTTCTCGATTGCGGGTTTCTTGGTTGCCATCTTCACTGCTCCGTGTGGTTAGCGAGTGAAGAAATTACACCAGACGGTGTTGTCCGTGTCAACACCTTTTGGTGTTGTTTTGGCGTATTTATTTTCTGAGAAGAAAAAAGCCGCCTCTAGGGCGGCAGGCAGTCAACGTGAAAAGACGTGGCTGTTAGTAGGTGGTGCAGTTCATCTGGCTGCCCATCCTGTAGCAGTTTGTGTTCCTTGGGCGATTCTGCTGGAGCATCAACTGTTGCTGCTGCTGTTGTTGCTGAAGGATCAATTGCTGGTTCTGCATGTTCTGCAAGGCCATGCCTGCAGCGGCCCTGCGGCGGTCGTCGTCCATCGCCGCTGCTTGCGCATTTTGCCGGTCGCTTTCCGCGACATCCAGGCGTATCTGCGACTGAATCTCCATGCGACCAGTGTTGAACTCGCCGTAGGTAATGTCTCCCGCATAGAGTTTGGATATGAGCACTGTTCCCCTGTCACTGCCACGGTCAAATGCCAGAGCAACATTGGATGGGATGTTGGCCCGGCGATATGCGACCCCTAGCGCGATGCATTGGCTTCTGGTTGCGCTGTAGATGCGTAGCGCTTCTTTTTCGGCATCGTTGGGGCGGGATTTGTCCGACAGCATTTCGATGCTCGGCGGGGTGTTTTGACCGAACCCGGTCTTGGCGAGAGACTGCCGCAGGTAGGGGTCCTCGCGCATTCTTTTGATGCAGTGCTCAGTCGGGTCGTTGGCCATGATTTCAGCCGGGGACGGCCCTCGCGCGTGGCCGCCAGGCGTAACACACCCTGTCAAACTAGCGGCGCATAGAGCAAGCAGTGACGTGGCAAATATGGTCGTTCGCACTTGGTTGGTCCTTCCTCAATCGTCGCGGCAGTTGGGCGCCGCTCCCTTCAATGCACACTTGGTGACCTAGCAGGCATTTGAACCCATGGGCGGCCACCTCCTTTGCTTTGCCGAGATTCCTCCGCAAGTCGCCGACCAAGATCGTTTCCATCGAGCCATCATCTCTGGCTAGGAACATGATGCCGCCAGTGAATTGGCGCGTCTCAGCTTTTCTAAGAATTACCCTGCACGCGCTTTCCACGCTGGCTGGGTCCGAGCTTTGTATGGGTACTGGTGGCGGCACTTTGATGTCCTGACATGCTTGGTATCTGGCCGGTGAGAACTGTTAGATGTTCGTCTTGGTTGTCACCAACAGTATCAGGATGTTCCTTTTTCCCATCAGTAGGGGTTTTCGCCAACGCAACTAGGTCTAAAGCATGCCTCTCTATCGCCTCCAAATACGCCATAGGAAGATTCCGTAGTTGGGCCGGTGTGAGCGTCTGAAAAGGCCAATCGTCTGCAGGCTTGTCAATCACCTGATCTAGGTAGCCGCGTGGATATTCCATCGCTTCCTCGATCTTGCGAGCGATCTTTTCCCCGAAAGACTTCTGCCCAGCCAGTAGATCGCGCCAATAGGTGTAGCGCCCTCCCACCTGTTGCTCCAGCAGCTTGGCGGTCAACCCCAATGCCTTGAGGTTGGAGAGTCGGATCAGGGCGTCTTCGTTCATGCGCGGGAGTACACCAGCGTCACAACACCAAAAGGTGTTGACAGCCACAACACTGAATGGTGTAATGGCGCATGGACTTGAAAAACTTCTTCTTCGCCATGAGCAACGAGGCCCGCGAGGACTTCGCTGTGAAGTGCGGCACCACGCCGGGCCACATGCGCAATGTGGCCTATGGCTACAAGCTGCCCTCGACCGAGCTTGCGGTTGCCATTGAAAAGCAATCCAAGAAATCGGTAACGCGGCAGGAGATGTTCCCAAACACCTTCTTGGAAAAGTGGCCCGAACTGGGCGGCAAACATAAGGTGGAGGCGTAAATGCCGTGCCTCTACATCGCCCAGGGAGTCGGCGGCTTGATCAAGGCAGGCATGACCAGCAACATCAAGAATCGGCTTGGGTGCTTGCGGTGGAGTTTCAGGAAGTACGGCGACCAACTCGCTCGCTACACGACTTGCGAGGAACTGGAGTCCATCGGTTACGCCGAGCGAGACGCCCAGTACGAGCTGGCGCAGCTCGCATCCAAGCGTATTGGGCGCGAATGGTTTCACGGCGTGAACTTCGACGAAGCCGTTTCTATCGCCCGAGCGCAAACCGCCCTCGCCAAGCAGAAAGCCGAGGCGTAGATGTTCCGCCTCCTTTCCATCTTCCTGCTGTTCTTCGGCGTGACCTTCGGATCGCTCGGCTACGTCGATCACGAGCCTGTCATGGCCGCTTTGGGTCTTGTGCTGGCTCTGATTGGCTTGTTCGGCTTCACCTTGAAGGAGTGAACGATGCAGTACCTCGGAATTTTCAGTCTCTGCATTGGAAGCATTGCTTCCTTTGAGGGTGGGGCGCGGCGCTCGTTTCTGCTCGTCTTTGCGGGCTTCGCGCTCATTCAGTTCGGCGTGTATTTCGTCCTGCAGAGGTGACCTGTGGCCTACGCATTCCTCGGCATCTGGCTCGTGATCCTGCTGCTTTGCTGGCTGGCCGGCAGCACTGTGATCTATAGGGCGAATGAAGACATTGGCGAGGCCGGCGACAGCGGCATCGAACACACATACCCAACCGCCTGACACACGTCCGGCATTCCCACCAACCAACGTACCAAGACCATGTATTCCGATCCTGCCCTTATCCGTAAGCACTTCGTCAAGCTGAGCCTCAGCGACAGAGAGGCTGCACTGCTCGAGGCCCTGTGTGCGTACACGGGCGAGCAAAAGGCCGCTCTCATCCGAGAGATGGTTTTGCGGAAGGCGGAAGAGGTGTTGCATGTGGACGATTTTGGTTCGTCGCTCTCCGACATGCGAGCCACTGCACCTCGCCTTATGGCGGCCTGAAGCGGTCCTTTTCCGTTCGGCCTGAGCCTATATCCGGTAACTCTTAATGCCCTCCAAAGACGCTGATGTGTCCTTTTCGGATCGGGAGATTGAGTTGATCCGCCGCGTAGCAGAAGAGCGCGGCGTGAGTGTTGAAGAAGCTGCGAATGAGCTGATCCACGAAGCCATCGCGCAGAAGTTCAAGAGAGGGCTGAATCGTCAGCCCGCTCAGGTCTACACGCTGAAGAAGAGGTGATTTCATGAGCGACACAGAGAACTTTTCAGTAACTTCGAATGCGCTGACCGATGCAATGGTCGCCGACATGGACGAAACCGCAGATTGGATGCACCAGCCTGCTCAGGTCAGCGTCTTCGATTGGCGCGGCACACCTAGCGTCGTGGGCGCCCAGCTTCGCCCCCACAAGATGGACCGCAGCACCGAGGCTCGCCGCTACTGCTGGCCGATTGAAGGCCAAGCCGCTGGCGAGAAGTCGTTTCATCGGCGCCAAGCGATTCGGTTGGGAGGTATCTGACATGGACTTTATCGAAATTCTGTCTGTGCCTCGCGTGCGCCGACGCGACCCGGCCACCAGTCACAAGGCCGCGGCAATGTCCGTGCGCTTTGCTGACAGCCACGGTAACCGCATCGTCGAAGCCCTCAAGGAGCATGGTCGCATGAGCCCTGTCGGCATTGGCGGCATGACCGGGCTGACGGTCGTTCAAGTTGACCGCCGCGTGATCGAGCTTGAGCGCGCTGGTCGTATCCGCCAAGTGAAGGACGAACAGGGCAAACCTGTCGTCTGGAACTCCTGCCGGGTGTGGGAGGCTGTCTGAACTTCTACCCTCATCACATCGGGGATTACCTCACAGCCACGGCGCATCTGACGTGGCAAGAGGACTGCGCATACCGGCGCCTTCTCGATGTGTATTACAGCCGCGAACAGGCGCTGCCGAGCGAAGTAGCGCAAGCATGTCGCTTGGTGCGCGCTCAGTCGAAAGATGAGCGCAAGGCCGTTGAAACCGTGCTGACTGAATTCTTCATGCTGACCGACGCCGGATGGACGCACGCACGTTGCGAAGCGGAAATCGTGAAAGCCAAAGAAGCTGGCGAACGCGCTCGGGTTAATGGAAAGAAGGGCGGCAGGCCCCCAAAGCAGAAACCCACAGATAACCCAGAAGAAACCCAGCCGGTTATTTCTGGGAACCCACAAAAAAGCAACTCGCAAGCTCCCAATCCCAATCCCATTACCAATCCCAGTTATTCCGTTCCTATCGGAACGGGCGGCGCTGCCGCCGATGTTGAGATGACCAAGGACGAGTTGTGGAAGGCTGGCAAGTCACTGCTGAGCCAATCCGGGATGCCAATAGCCCAATGTGGCTCGTTCGTTGGAAAGCTGGTCAAGGACTACGGCGAGCTGGTCGTTGTCGAGGCCGTGCGGGTCGCGGTGGTTGAGCGCCCCGCCGACCCTGCTGAATACCTGAAGGCGGTCTGCCTGCGTTCTGCGGGACAGCGCAGCCACAACGAGCCAGCGTGGCGCGCCGAGCAGCGCGCGCGCACCCAGCAAGCCGCGCCAGGCGTTGCCTCTGGCGCAGTCCCAGCAACGAAATTCTTTGCCGAAATGGAGGCTACCAATGTCGCTCCCCGCCTCTTGGGTTGATCGCATTTTTGACAAGCTGACGCTGACCTACGGACAGTCATTCCTTCGCCGTTGGCAGGACATCGACATGAATGCCGTGAAGTCGGATTGGGGCCATGAGCTTGACGGCTACGAGCGCTTTCCGAAAGCAATTGCATGGGCGCTGCAGAACCTGCCGCCCGAGAAGCCGCCGACCGTTCTCGAGTTTCGCAACCTTGCCCGTCGCGCTCCAGAAGACGAGGTGCCGCGCATCGAGCCCTCCATTGCCGGGAAGGCACGCATCGCGGAGGAGCTTGCAAGGGTTGCTCCGATCTTGGCGGGGAACCAGCCTGCCGATTCCCGTGACTGGGCACGCCGTCTCGTCGCCCGCCATGAAAGCGGCGAGTTCAAGGCGACGCGAGCAGCGCTTGCAATGGCTCGTGACGCACTGGGGGTTTCAGCATGAGCGAATTCAGCGCCGAATGCCAAGCGGCAAACCGCATCGCCGCGCAACTCCGCGGCCTCTCATCGCCGAAGCAGCGGGCGAAGTTTCAGGCCGTCCCTGTGCCGAAGAGGGTCAGGAAGCCTCGGGCAGTGGCAACCGGCATCCCCGGGAAGGGGAACTACCTGAAGCTGGCGAAGCAGGCGCTCATGCCCGAGGTGCTGGCCTATTGCCGTGAGTTCTTCGCCGAGAACGACCAGCTGCCCACCCAAGCCTGCATCGCGCAGCGGTTCAAGGTGACGGAGCAGACCGGCCACGACTACCTGCACCGGCTGGCTAAGGAAGGGCACATCGAGCGCAATGCGGTGGGCAAGTGGCGGTTCGCACGGAATCTGCCAGGTGTATTGGCCAAGGAGTAACACATGACCGCTCTCCAAATCGTCCGCATCCCCACGGGCCAATTCTTCACCGAGTACGACCGATCCGGCCAGCTCGTGCGCAAGGAGTGGTTCCGCATCGAATGGCGCCCTCTCGGCGAAGTGAAAGACATGGTCGAGGCAAAGGCCAAGTTTGGCGGCTCGCCGGTTCTCGATAGGAGCCAGCCATGACCAAGGCACGAACCGTCCTTCAGTTGCTCATCGAAGGCCCCCACAGCGCAAGGCAACTTGCCGAGAAAACCGGGCTGTCCATCGCTGACGTGCAGGAGGCTATCCGCACCCTGCGTAAGGGTGAGAGGGTGGAATCTGTTGCGGTGCCCGTCATCTACCAGGCGACCCCCGAGGGTCAACGGGCGTTGTCGAAGGCGCCGCTGCCGCCCGAAGTGCTGGCCAGGAAGCGACTTGAGCGGCGTATTCGGGCTGAGCGAGGCGCGGCGCCGAGGGCAAAGGAATCGGAGTTTGTCCACAACCATATCGCGGCACCTGCCGTTGCCGATTCCATCGTTAGCTCCGCATTGCAGAGCAGGCCGACGCTTCAGGCTGCATGGGGAGCGATGCATGCATGACGCTCGAACAGCACCTAGCGCACCTCCTCTGGCTGATGGAGGACTACCCGGAAGCCTGGAAAGCGGAGTGCTGGCGCAAGGCGAAGGAACTGGCGAAGCGCCCGGAATTGGCCGAACTGACCTCAATGCTCGAAGCAGCGATGCGCGAGCGCTCGAAGCCATCTACCCCGGAGCAGCCATGTACCGCACTGCCAACGTCAACGAATGGCGCCCCGACATCGATCACATCGTCGGCGAGCAAGTGAAGGCTGCAAAGGCTGCTGGTCAGGACAAGGAATCGTGCCCGCATGCGAGCTGGACGGCTGGCTGGTGGGCTTGGCATCGTGCTTGGGGGCAGTCATGAAGGCCAAAGATCTTCCTTTGTTGGTCCCGGTTGGTTCGTTTCTATATGACTCGATTGGCCCAGTACGGGTGATGGGGATCGTTGAGGGGTACGCGGTAGTGCGTCGGCACGGCTGCTCCCCCTTCGTTCTAGGTGCAGTTGAAATCGATAGCAAGCGCTACACCCGCTGGTCCACAAAGCCGAAGGAGATGGCATGAAAGACAAACGCCTCTACCGCCTGGTGCACGCCGAAGCACGCCGCCGCGCCGCTGAAGACATCGCCAGCGCCCCGGATGGCTACATCGCCGTGGTGCAGGAGCCTAACCGCTCTCTCGACCAGAACGCGAAGTTCCACGCCATCTGTACCGACTTGGCGAAGTCTGGGTTGCTTTGGGCCGGCAAGCGACGCACTGCGGATGAGTGGAAGGTGCTGCTCGTCTCGGGTCACGCGGTGGCGACCAAAGAAGGCAGCGACATCGTCCCTGGCATTGAGGGCGAATTTGTGAACATCCGCGAGTCAACCGCGAGCATGAGCAAGGCTCGTGGGTCGAGTCTCATCGAATACGCGGTGGCATTTCTGGCAACCCATGAGGTGGAGCATGCGTAAGAAAGACTTGACCGGTCAGCAGTTCGGGCGCTTGACCGTGATCGGCCTCGCCGGTCAGATGGCCGGAAAAACAATGTGGACCTGTCGTTGCATCTGTGGCTGGCAGAAGGTGATTCGTGGGACGCACCTCACGGGTGGACGTGTTGGGTCCTGTGGTTGCCTCCGAGCTGAGAAATTCAAGGCACGGATCACAACCCACGGCATGAGCAAGACACGCCCATATCGCATCTGGCGCGACATGATTAACCGCTGCCACTACGAAGGCTACGCCGAGCGTCATTTGTACGGCGGGCGCGGGATAGAGGTTTGCCAGCGGTGGAGGGATTCATTCGAGGCGTTCATAGCCGATATGGGTATGCCTCCTGAAGACCGCTCGATTGACCGGAAAGATGTTAACGGCAACTACGAGCCTGGGAATTGCCGCTGGGCAACGGCGAAGGAGCAGGCGGCAAATCGCAGGCCGACGGCGGCAGAGCGGGATGTGGATTTGCACTATCGGGAGGCTGCGTAAATGTCCATATTCCATTACCTTCCGGACACTAGGCCAATCCCGAAGCCGCACCTGTTCAAGCGGGACGGAAAGTTCTGGTGGTGCGTGGCGACCCCGAGCGAAGGCGGCTATCCGGCAGATCGCCCGGCGCGCGGAGAGAGCCCACTCGACGCATACAAGCATTGGCTGAACCTAAACGGCCTGTACATCGCAGAGTGGGTGTCGGCATGAGGCGCGCCGCCAAGGTGGATGCCAACCAGGACCAAGTGGTTTCGGCCCTGCGCGCGGCTGGCGCCACCGTCCAAAGCCTCGCAGCCATCGGAAAGGGCGTGCCAGACCTTCTCGTGTCGTTCCGCGATGCCATGTACCTGTTGGAGGTGAAAGACGGCTCAAAGCCGCCCTCGGCCCGAACGCTCACGGAAGACCAAGTGCGCTGGCATGCCGCATGGGGGTGCCCTGTGCACGTCGTGAAGTCGGCGGCGGAAGCACTCGTGGCGATTGGAGCCGTCCGTGTGGTCTAAGAACAAACCCAAGCCCACCGCCGCCGAGGCAGAACACATCGCCAAGGTGGCCGAGATGAATTGCATCGTATGCGAGGCTCCAGGCCCGAGCGAGGTGCACGAGCCCGAGCAGGGCCTGTGGTTCGCCTCCATGCCCCTGTGCGCTGCATGCCACCGCGGCCCCGAAGGCTGGCACGGCACCCGACTGCGCTGGAAGCTGCGCAAGGTGTCGGAACTGAGCGCTATCAACGAGACGATCAAGGAACTTAAAAGGAGCCGAGGATGACCGAATTAAAGCCGTGCCCGTTCTGCGGATGCGAACCATGGGGCGTATTCGGCCCAAACGAAGAGGGCAAGTGGTGGGTTGAGTGCAATGGCCCCAGTGGCGTCACGTTGGGATGCGGGGACTGGTTTCCATCAACGGACTGCCTGAAGCGAGAAGAGGTTGTTGAGGCATACAACCGCCGATCTTCGCCCGCCCTCATCGGCCTCCCAGTCATCGATCCTGAGCTTCTGGAGGTGGGGAAGTGATGATGAACGACAGCCGATACATCCTCGATGACCTCCTTCGCCAGTGGCACGCCCACTGCAAGGGCTATTCACCTGTACCTGTGACAGGCGCAGACCCCATGTTCCGCAATGCCAAAGCAGGTAGGGGCTACGACACCACCGCCGAGATCATCGAAGACGAGCTGCACGGGTCAACCATGGAGACAATCGACTTCCAGGTGGACCAGATGCAAGACCCATGGAGGGCCGCGATTCACGAACTCGCGCGCAACCTGTGGACGGAGCAAAGCGTCTGGAAGCACCCTCGGCTGCTGAAGTTGGACGCGCTGGAGCGGGCTTCGGTCGTAGGGCAGGCTCGCAACCAACTGACGCAACGGCTCATGAGCGCGGGCGTCATGTAAAGAACATTTACAAATAGGCGCTTGCGAGTGGAGTAAAAAACATTTACCCTAACGCTCGGACGGGATAGGTGCCTCTAAAAAAAGGCACATCACGCATGCGGATTGGAGCAAAGACAAGCAAAGGTGTGACGGGCATGTAGTCCCGTGGTTTGCAACTCACATCGTCGCCCTTGGTAGTCCGCAGCCGTGATGGTGAAGCGCTACATCAAGTAGACGGGGCCGCAAGGCACCAACCCGAAAGGGCCGGATCGTCGCAGTAGGACGCCATCAAAGAGTCCGTCCAAAGACATGGTGACAGGGGTTCGCGCCGCCAGATCCATCAAAGCCGCCTCGCAGCAATGCCTGGCGGCTTTTGCGTTTCAAGTCCCAGCAATGGGCCAGCGGAATTGATCGCCGCTGCTGGACCATTTTCGCTGGGCCGGCCCGCCAACCCTATAGCTCCATGCTTTGGGCTCGTGCCCAGCACCTAATTCAGTGAATGCGCAGGCTGATGCGCGGGGCGCGGAACCGCCATAAGCCTCTTTCCTGCGAAGGGGTGATGCAATGGCAAGCCGGGGTTCAGCGCCGGCCACTGAATCTATTATTAAGGAAGCGCCATGGAAGACGAACTCAAGGCTATACGCGAAGAGATCGCCAAGCTGCGAGAGCGTGTTGCCGTGCTGGAGGCCGCGAAGGCTCCAATCAGCCTCAATCAGATTCGCCAACAGTGGGCGCCTGTGCCGTTTTCGGACCAATACGCGCCGCGGACGGTGCCGCCTGGGTCGCCATTCTCGGTGATCGGTAGTCAGTCCTCGCATGTCAATGCCCCGCCGATGCTTGGCAACTGAGAAAAGGAATGCACCCATCCTCCTTCATCGCAGACATGAACGGTCTGCAGAAGGAGCTTGACGCACTTCCTCTAGAGGTAACCCGCCTCATCGGCTCCCTGATGGAGTTGGTAGAGGTCCAGCAATCCAACATCGAGACGATGCTGGTAGTGAACAAGAAGCTGCTCGACGTGATCGACCGGCTGACGTGATTCTCCAAGGGCAAAGCAGTTGCCAATTAGCCCGCCTGGTGAGAGCCAGAGCGGGTTTTCTTATTTCAACCATCGAATTAGCTGAAGGGCGCGCTGAAGGACCGACCATGAACGACACCAAGCCCAAACTCCCCGCACCATCCCTCGTTCACGCAGTGATGCGGAACGCGTTGGCGCAGGCAGAGAAGGAGGCGTCGGCCTCGTTGGAGGCGAAGGGTCGGGCTGCGAGTGACTTGGTGGCTGCCGAAGCTGCTCATGAAGCTAACGTGGAGCGAGTCGAGGTGCTGAAGGCTTTTGTGGAGCGTCTTTGCGATGTCTGAAAACAGACAAGCATCAGACCGCCCCAAGCGTAAGGCGCCGAAGACGGCCTTTGTGAAAGGGCAGTCTGGTAACCCAGGCGGCCGCCCGAAGCTGCCGGAAGAGGTGAGGCACGTTCGTGAACTCGCTCGTGAGTACACGACGCAGGCTCTGGAGGCCTTAGTAGCTGTGCTGACCTCATCGAAGAATGATTCGGCACGTGTATCGGCGGCTAACGCACTGATCGACCGCGGCTGGGGCAAGTCGGAACAACCACTTGTTGGCGCTGATGGCGGCGCGATCAAGACCGAATCGAAGCTCCAGGTGTCCGGTCTGACCGATGAGCAGTTGCGTGTACTCGCCAGTATCCCGGTTCAGCCCGACTGACATCTTCGCCGCTCGTCGAGAGCTGGCGCGAAGGAGCCTTGCCGACTTTTCGTGCATGGTGGACATCCCAACCGTGCCGCTGAGTGACGAGCAGGACGAAGACTCGTTCAGCGTGATGAAGCTGAACAAGTTGGCCGCGCATCACAAGTTGCTGCTGGACGACCTGCAGGGCATTGAGAACGGGACGATCCCCAACCTGATGGTGCTGATGCCCCCGGGCTCGGCGAAGAGCACCTACAGCGATGTGGTGTTCGTGCCGTGGTTTATGGCGCGCAAGGCTCGGCGAAACGTGATCCTTGCCAGCTATGCCAGCGAGATTGCGGAGAAGCAGGGGCGTCGGGCTCGGCAGTTGATCAATTCGAGGTCGTTCAACAACCTGATGGAAATCGGGCTCATGAGCGACCAGAAGGCGGCGCACCAATGGGCGCTGACCAATGGCAGCGAATTCATGGCGGGTGGTTTGTTGTCGGGCCTCACCGGCAACCGTGGCGCACTGGGCATCATCGATGACCCGATCAAGGGGCGAGAGGCCGCTGAGTCGGAAACGATCCGCAATAAGACCTGGGACGCATACATAGACGACTTCTGCTCGCGGCTGATTCCGGGAGCGCCACAGGTAATGATCCTGACGCGCTGGCACGAAGACGACCCAGCCGGGCGGATCTTGCCGGTGGGATGGGACGGCGAATCGGGCCTATTCGATGGGCGTGATGGACGCAAGTGGAAGGTGATCTGCCTTCCTGCGATTGCAGACCGTGCGGACGACCCGTTGGGTCGAAAGATCGGCGAGACGCTGTGGCCGGAGTGGTTCAGCCTCGAACACTGGGCGCCGTTCAAGTCGAATCCGCGCACCTGGTCGAGCCTGTATCAGCAGAAGCCCAGCCCGCAGGACGGTACGTTCTTCAAGCGTGAGTGGTTCCGCAGGTACAGGCCAGGAAGCGAACCGAAGTACCTGAACAAGTACATGACCAGCGACCACGCGCCGGCTGGTGAGGCGGATAGCGACTTCTCGTGTGTGCGCATCTGGGGCGTCGATCCGTTGGGCGATCTATACATGCTGGACGGCTTCAGGGAGCAGGCCACCATGGACAAGATGGCCGACAAGATCGTGGGCAACAAGGCGGAAAAGAAAGTAGGGCTGCTCTCGAAGCACCGACCTATTGCCTGGTTCCCGGAAGACGACAACAACTGGAAGTCTGCTGCGGGGTTCATCACCCGAATGATGCGAGAACAGCAGAACTTCGCCCGCATCGAGCCCATCTCGCCGCACGGAAGCGACAAGGCGGCCAAGGCGCAGTCCTTCCAGGGCATGGCATCAATGGGGCGCGTTTGGATTCCCGAGGGGCCGGAGGGCGACGACGTGATTGACCAGTACCTGAAATTTCCGGCTGGCAAGAACGACGACGAGGTAGACGCGGCCTCGCTGATCGGCAGAGCCATCGCAGACGCGCATCCGGCAGTGTTGCCGCCTCGGGAGCAGAAGAAACACATTGACCGCTGGGATGCGGCATTCAACAAGGACGACGGGGAAGAAACCTGGAAAACAGCATGAACGTACCGAACGGGAAGATTAATCGAGAGCTGGCGCTGCAGGACAAGCCGACTCCTTTTGAGAAGCCCATGGGAGGACTTGCGTCCGCTGTTATCCCTTCCGAACGCAAAGACGAGTACGAAGACCATCTTCGTAAGCTCGTGGCCTATTTCGAGGAAGCCGAAGACGGAGGCCGCGAGGCCCGGGAGCGTTCGGAGCGATGCCGCGACTACTACAACAACAATCAGCTCACCGCGGAAGAGATCGCAGTCCTGAAGAAGCGCGGACAGCCGCCGATCTATGTCAACTATATCCAGCGCAAGGTAGACACCCTGTGCGGCATTGAACGACGCTCACGTACCGATCCGAAGGCTTTTCCGCGCAATCCTGACGACGAACAAGCCAGTGAGGCAGCAACGGACAGCCTGCGTTACGTCGCAGACCAAAACAAGTTCAACGGCCTCCGCTCCGAGGTTTACAACGATATCCTGGTCGAGGGCTACGGCGGTGCGGATGTGACGGTCGAGGAAATGCCTGACGGTGATCTGATGGTCACTGTGAAGCGGATTCCGTGGGATCGCATCGTCTACGACATCCACTCGCGGCAGTTGAACTTCTCGGACGTGAAGTACAAGGGCATCGTCATCTGGATGGACGGCGACGAGGCGCGGCAAAAATGGCCTGACTACATCGATTCGATTGACGGCACACTGTCTACGTCTGGCTCGGAAACCTACGATGACCGCCCCCGATACGGCATTTGGTGCGACAGCAAGCGAAAGCGCGTGCGGATCGTGCAGATGCACTACGAAGAGGACGGAGAGTGGTACGTCGCCACCTACACCAAAGGCGGCTTCCTCGAACCGCCAATGATCTCGCCGTACAAGGACAAGTTTGGCCGCTCCTGCTCGTCGTTGCATCTTCGTGCCGCCTACGCAGACCGCGAGAACAACCGCTACGGGCATGTCGAGGGGTTGATCCCCCTGCAGGACGAGATCAACAAGCGCCGCAGCAAGTCGCTTCACCTGTTGAGCCAGCGCCAGACCTTCGGGCGCAAGTCCGCTTTACTGGATACCGCAGCCGCCAAGGTGCAGCTCGCCAAGCCCGATGGGCACGTAGAACTGAACGACGGCGCTGTGTTTGGTCAAGACTTCGGAGTGATCCCGACAGGCGAAATGGCCGCGGGGCAGATCCAATTGATGCAGCAGGCCCTTGCCGAGATGAACGCCACGGGCGCCAATGCCGCCATGGCAGGCAAGGACGACCGCGCACAGTCAGGCGTAGCCCTGCAGACAAAGATTCAGGCCGGCAACGTCGAGATGGAGCCCTTAGCCGATGGCCTGCGCGAGTGGACGAAGGAAGTCTTCGAGGCCATGTGGATGCGTGTTCGCCAGTTCTGGACCGAAGAAAAATGGATTCGTGTTACTGACGACGACCGCAATATAAAGTTCGTCGGGCTGAACAAGCGCGTCACGATGGCCGAAAAGCTCGCCCAGATGCCGCCCGAGAACCGGGCAATGATCATGCAACAGATGGGCATACAGCCTGGCGATCCGCGGCTTGAGCAGGTTGTTGACGTCGAGAACGACGTGTCCGGCTTGGATGTGGACATCGTGATCGAAGAAGGCCCGGACTTGGCCTCGTTGCAGAGCGAGCAGTTCGACATCCTGGCGAAGCTCGCACAGAACGGGATGCCCATCCCTCCGAAGGCAATCATCCAAGCGTCGGCGATCAAGCCCGACACCAAAAAGCAGATCCTCGACGAGATGGAGAAGGGCCAACAGCTTCCCCCCGAGGTTCAGCAGCAAATGGAAGAGATGCAGCAGGAGCTTCAGAAACTCACGCAAGAGAACGAGGCGCTCAAGCAAGACGCCCAGTTCAAGCAAGGCAAGTTGCAGCTCGACGCCCGCGCGTTGGAGCTTAAAGAAATGGAAGTCATGGGCCGGCAGGGGCAGAACCCCGAAGACCCGCAAAAGGCTGCCATCGACAACGCACTCAACATCGCGAAGGTTCGCAAGACCGACGCGGAAACCGCACAAATTGACCTTGAGAACGCACATGCATTCATGCGTGGGCCGGAGCCGAATCCGGTTCCGCAGATCGCACAGGTCTAACTAATCACCGCCAGACAAACAGCCACCTACGGGTGGCTTTTTTTATGGCTCCGTCGCCGGGATTCGGGCGTTGAAAAGCTGCCGCCGAGCTACGGGCGAGAAGGAAGTAAACCATGGATGACGTGTTCAACACCGAGCAACCCGAGCAGGAAGAAAACCAGCACGAGGAATCTCAACAGGTCGAACAGGCGACGGAGCAATCCGAAGCCAATGCCGAGACGACAGCGGCAGCAACGAACACCGAAAAACATGTACCTCTGGCCGCGCTGGAAGCAGAGCGCCGAGGCCGTCAGGACTGGAAAGAACGCGCCACCCGAGCCGAAGAACGCGCCCGCATGCTGGAAGAACAGCAGCAGGCACGCGCTGCGCAAGGGGGTCAACAGCAGCCCGTCGATCCGATTCAGCAACTGCATCAGGTGGTTCTCAACGAACGCTTCAACACGTCAGAAATGATCGCGCGTCAGAAATACGCCGATCTCGACGACGTGGTGGCGCTGTTCCAAGAGGCCCGCCAGCAGAACCCTGCGTTGGATGTTGCTCTTCATCAGCACCCGAACCCTTACGAGTTCGCGTACCGGGAAGGCAAGCGGATGCAGTTGCTGAAGGAAGTAGGTGACGACCCCGCGGCATACCGCGCCAAGGTCGAAGCCGAGATCCGCGCCGAACTCCAGAAGACGGCCCCCGGCGCACTGAATCTGCCGTCCTCACTCGCTGGTGCTCGCTCAACTGGACCGCGCTCGGCGCCTGCGTTCACTGGGCCTGCACCGCTCAGTTCGCTATTCAACAATTGAAGGAGCCTCTAAATGGCTGAAAGTACTGCCCGTACGGGCCTGACCCCACAGATCTGGGACGACAAGTTCTTCACGGAATACATCCGGGACAACCGCTTCAAGCGCTACATGGGCACGTCGCCCAGCAACGTGATTCAGGTCAAGGAAGACCTGAGCCGCAAGCCTGGTGATCGTGTCACGTTCGCCGCTGCTCGTGCCCTCACGGGTGGCGTGACCGGCAACACGGTGCTGGAAGGCAACGAAGCCGAACTCGACCTTCGCTCGCTGACCGTCGCTGTTCGCCCGCTGCGCAACGCAGTGGTCGTGACCGAGTGGGATGAGCAGAAGTCGGCAATCGACATCCGCGAAGCTGCCCGCCCTGGCCTGAAGATGTGGGCTCAGGAGCAGATGCGTGAAGACGTGATCTACGCCCTGAAGAGCATCCCGAACACGGCTGGCGTGATGACGAAGTACGAGCTGACCACCGCTGCAGAGCGCAACACGTACCTCGTGAACAACACCGACCGGATTCTGTTCGGCGCATCGAAGGCCAACGGCTCGTCCGGCGTCTGGGCGACCGCTCTGGCGACGCTCGACAACACTGCGGACAAGCTGTCGGCAGCCACCGTGTCGCTCGCAAAGCGCATGGCCCAATCGGCCAGCCCGCGCATCACGCCCACTCGTACCCGCGAGGAAGACGAAGAGTGGTTCGTCCTGTTCGCCAACCCGCGTTCCTTCCGCGATTTCTCGCTTGATCCTGTCATTGTGCAGGCCAATCGCGATGCGCGTGTGCGTGGCGTCGAGACGAACCCGCTGTTCACTGGCGGTTCGCTGGTGTGGGACGGTGTGATCGTGCGTGAGATCCCGGAAATGGACGCGGCAATCGCTGCTTCCACCGGCCGCCTCCCGACCAACGGCGGCATCATCGCCGGCGCTGGCGCGGGTGGTATCGATGTGGGCTGCAACTTCCTGTGCGGTGCTCAAGCACTTGGCGCGGCTTGGGCGCAACGCCTGAAGTCCACCACGGACGTACGCGACTATGGCTTCCGCCATGGCGTTGGCGTGCAGGAAATCCGCGGCATCGAGAAGCTGATGTTCGGCACCTCGACCACTTCCGACACCGGCACCCTCGTTCAAAACGGTGTTGTCACCGTGATGACCGCCGCTGTCGCAGACGCTTAAGGAGTAAACGACATGGCAATTCTTCAAGCAACCAAGGTGTCGAGCGGCACCGAACAAATGCCAGGCGTTGGCGACGGACAGTCGGTCAAATGCGTGGCATCGTCCTATTCGTTCACCTCGGCGCCCGCGCTGAATGACGTGATTCAAAGCGCGTTGGTTCAGGCTGGCTCGGTGATCGTGGACGTAACCGTTGTGCAGTCCGGCCTTGGCGCTTCTGGCGCCTTCAGTGTCGGCTACGGCGGCTCCACTGCGTACTTCAGCGCTGCTGCTGCCGCCGTCACTGGTGGTGTGCGGCGTGCTGATGCTGCAACGGCTCGTCCGTTGACGCTGACCACGAACGATACGGTGGACGTGACGATCACGGCGGCGGGTGCTTCGGCTACCGGTACTGTGGATATCATCGTCTGGTTCCTGCCGCGCAATGCCTGATCGGAGCGGGGCCGGGAAACTGGCCCCGTTTCTTCAAATGAAGATCAAGTACACCGGCACTCCTGGCGAGAACCATCAGGTCATTCACATGTACGGCGTCGATTTCCCGCTCGGGAAACTCGTCCCAGTCACCGATCCGTTTGCCATTCGCAAATTGACCAAACACCCGCACTTCGCCTCGCAATCCGAGCCTTCGGACGAGATCGAAGACGCAAAGATCAAACACGAGTTCGAGGCCGTTGCCAACGTCGTTCTTCAGCCTGTTGAAGAGCTGCACGTTGCTGAAGCGCTGGCGGAAGGGGAAAACAATGGCAACGACCACGGATCTGTCGCTGAGGATTCTGCAAAAGCTGAAGGCGCTGGGCAGCAACGAACCCGCGGACGCGGACGACCTCGTAAAGGCGCTTGAGAAGCTCAAGGCGGCTCACTATGCGTTCCGCATTCGTGGGCTTGTTCGCTGGACGCTCAACACCATCCCGGACTACGCAGAAGAGCCGTACGTCCTGATGGCCGCCTTTCTGGGGGCGGCGGAGTTCGATGCTGTACCTGACCAGACCTGGCCCCTCATCGCAACCACTGACCTCCAACGCGCCGCGAACCTTCCAGCGGTCGATGTCACCCCATCCGAGGATTTCTGATGCAAATCACCATCGCACTTGACGGCGAGAAGAAGCGAGATCTTCGCTTTTTCGCGGGTGATGACATGAGCCTCACCATTGTCGTGTACGCCCACGATGGCGACATCACGCCGGTGACCGTCACAAATGTCCGGTTCGCGGCTGCAGACGGCAGCTTACCCATGGATTCCGAGTTCGTGGTGCCGTCGAATTTTCTGGGGCGCGTGCCCTATCGAATCGTTGGCGAGGTGGAGGGGGTAACGACCACCTTGGCGTACGGCGTCATGCAGACCGAGGGCGGGTGGCCTACCGTGTATTGCTACGGATGGTGTGGCCCGGGCTGGGGGATCGTTGGCAAGGCCGAAAACATCACTGTGCTGGACGCGGGCGGGTACTTTCAAACCCCAATCAACGTCGAGGCGGCGCTTCAGGAATTGGCAGCACGAATTGCCGCGCTGGAGAGCTAATGCCTTCGACGCTCGCACCCATCCCGTTGTTTGGACTCGGGAATGTGGGGAAGTCCGTCAATGTTGATGCCCAACAGCGTCTGAATCTGTACGCTGAAATTCAGACGGACCAACAGAAAAACAATCTGGTGCTTTACCCGACCCCTGGTCTGGTGTCGTTCGTCAATTTCGGCGCATCTCCTTCCCGAGGCATGCACCGGAAGGATAACTTTGTCTACATCGTCAACCGCAACACCCTCTGGAGGCTTGCAAACGATGGGTCAATGACCAGCCTCGGCACCTTGGCCACCTCTACGGGCCGGGTGGACATGGCCGACAACGGCACGCAAATAATCATCGTCGATGGCCCCTCGGGCTACATCTACAACACGAATACAAGCACGTTCGCAACGATCACTTCACCAGGGTTTCCGGGCGCGTCATCGGTCACATTCCTGAATGGCTATTTCGTAGTCACGAAACCCAATTCAGGTCAGTTTTTCTGCTCCGCTCTCTATGACGGTCTGACATGGAATGCGCTGGACTTCGCCACCGCTGAATCGAATCCAGACAACCTTATTCGCGTCATGGCCGACAACGGCCAGTTGGTACTGCTTGGGCCAGAGACTACCGAGTTCTGGAGTGACTCCGGAGCTTTGGACTTTCCTTTTGCCCGGGTTGGCGCCGCGGCAATCGAGTGGGGGTTGGCTGCGCAGTGGTCGCTTTGCAAGTTCATGGATTCGATCATTTTCTTGCGAAAAAACCGCCTCGGAGCGGTGCAGGTTTGCGTCCTGTCTGGCTACAACGCGCAGCCTGTTTCAAACCCTGAGATGGACTACATCTTCAGTCAGTATCCCGCGGTTTCGGATGCCACCGGGTTTGCCTACATGGTGTCGGGGCATCCGTTCTATCAGATCAATTTCCCCTCGGCCAATCAATCCTGGATATACGACGGTCTGAGCAAGAATTGGAATCAGGTAGGGGATGAGTTCACGCGACATCGCGCCGAGATGCAGGTGAATTTTCTTGATCGTTCGCTGGTGAGCGATTTCGAGAACGGAAAGCTCTACCAATTCGATCAGGACGCGTACACCGATGATGGCGCCCCCATCGTTCGACAACTGAAGACGCGCCATCAATCGACCGGCGTTCACTCCTTCATGTCCGAGATGTGGCTTGAAATGGAAGCGGGAACGGGTCTGCTGACTGGGCAAGGAGACGACCCGCAAATCATGATGCGCGTGTCTCGCGATGGCGGACACACCTGGAGCAATGAGCGCTGGAAGTCATTTGGCCGCATCGGAGAGTACAAAGCCAGAGCAAGGTGGAACAGGATCGGAAGGGCGCGCGACTGGACGTTTGTGTTTCGGGTGACTGACCCCGTGCGTACGGTTTTCATCGCAGCTTGGGGGCGTGTCTCGTGAGTGCCTACGACATGCCTACAGGGGCCTTGCTCGATGCGTCGGGACAACTTTCCCCAGCCTGGGCCGTGTGGTTCACCCGAACACACGTAGGCGCCAGGTCCATCCAAGAGGCGGGCACTACTGCCGAGCGACCGACCACACAGCTTTGGATCGGAAGGCGCTATTTCGATACCAGTCTCGGCAAGCCGGTATGGGTCAAGCTGGTCCCCGCCAAGCCAGCAGCCGCGGTTTGGGTAGATGCGGCGGGCGTGGTCGTATGAAAGTCACCTATGGAAACGGCTTCGCGATGACGAAGCCGGGGGCGCTGCTCGTGGTCAAAGATGGGGAGATCGTGTTCAACGTGCCCGACAAGTCACCAGCGGCAATTCGCCGACAGATCCGGGTACTGACGCAAAGCCTACTTGAACTACCACCCGGCGAACAGCGCGATTTCGACGTACAACACACGTTGATAGACGGTGTTTACACGCGGACCTTATTCATTCCGAAAGGCTCGCTGCTGATCGGAAAGATCCACCTCAAGGAGTGCGTGAATATCGTCGCGAAGGGCGACATCTCGGTTCTCACAGAGACCGGTTCGGGGCGCTTCAAGGCTGGACACGTCGCTGTCTCGCAGCCCGGCATTCAGAAGGTGGGCTACGCCCACGAAGACACCGTTTTTATCAACGTCTTCCGAACGGATGAAACCGACATCGAGAAGATTGAGGCGCAAGTCGCCACCACAGAATACGCGGAGGACTTGATATGTCAGTAGCATGGGTTGGAGTGGGCGTCGCCGCCGTTGGCACGATCTCGCAGATGGATGCCGCGAAGGGCGCAGCCTCTGCGCAATCGGGTTCGTCCGATCAGGCGAACATGATGCAGATGATGGCGCAGATGCAAATGCGCCAGGATCTTGCGCCTTGGACCGAGGCTGGCGGTGCGGCGCAAGGGCGCTTGAATCAGCTTCTAGGTATTGGCGGCGCGGGGAGTGGTGGCGTCACCTCCATGGGCCTGCAAACCGGCCTCACGCCGGATCAGGTCCGGCAACAGCTCATCGCCCGGTACACCAGAAACGTCGCAGCGCCCGGCAGCTCGGCACCTCTCTATCGCACTGGGCAGGAAGCGGTCAATGCCTTGGGGGAGGGTGGGGCAGCGCAATACTTCGCGGACCAGCCAGGTCAGAGCGCCGCAGATCGGCGCAATCGACTCCTTGGGTATGCCCCTGACGGCGCGCTGTGGCGGCAGGGCAGTGGCGACGGCAATGACGGTGTTCACGGCGACGAGTGGTACATGCCGAATGGTGCTCAAGCCGGGCCGTCCACGGAGGTGGACTACGAAGGCCTCGACGCCGCAATCGCGAAATACTACGAAGAGCAGAACGCCCAGAACGCCGCGGCTCAGGCCGATCCGACGTATGGTTCTCTGCTTCGTGCATACCGAAACGGCGCGGAGTTCGATTCCGGGCCGGCCTTCTCGTTCACCGGCAAGGATCTGGCTTCTGACCCTGGCTATCAATTTGGCCTGAACCAAGGCACACAGGGCATTGAGCGCGGCCAAGCGGCACGCGGCAATTTCCTCTCTGGCGCCGCCATGAAGGAATTGACCCGATTCAACGAGGACTACGCCGGTACGAAGTTCGACAACGCCTTCAACCGCAATCTGAGTGCGTACAGTACGAATCTGAATCGCCGGCAGAATGAGTGGAACACCAACCTTAACGCCTACAACCAGAACCGAGGGACTGTCTACGACATGCTTACGGGCGTGTCGAGGACCGGGCAAAACTCTGCGGCCCAAGTTGGGACCAACAACCTGCAGACCGCCACGAACGTAGGGAACAACATGATGTCGGCCGGAAATGCCGCCGCCGCCGGTCAAGTGGCGAGCAGCAACGCCCTTGTGTCTGGGGCAAATTCGATTGCCAACGCCTTCAACCAGAACAGCGGCACCAACAGCGCGGCAGGCTGGAACAGCCTTCTGGCAGGTGGCTCGACGCCGTACGGCAGTAGTCCGATGAGCGTAACCGGCGCCACTTGGGTGCCGCCAACGAATGTGTTCGGCAGCTCTAACGGGAGGCTCTTCTAATGGCGATCGACCCAAACATCATTTTTCAACTTGGCAAAGGGGTCACGCCTCTTCTCTCGCCTACCGACATCCAAGACCAGCAAATGCAGCGGGAAATGGGGGGGTTGAAGCTAAATGCTTTGCGTCAGTCTGCAGCCGACGACGCGGCCCAACGCGACATCTACCGGGCTAACACGCCTGATCAGATCCCGAACAAGCTGCTTCAAGCAGGGCTTGTTAAGCCCGCTATGGATTTTCAGAAGTCGCAGAGCGATCAACGAAAGTCGCAATCTGATGCCATGAAGGCTGAAATCGAGCAGCACCTGAAAAAATACGAGCTTGCGGGACAGATCATCGCGCCGGTGAAGGATCAGGCAACATGGGACTTGGCGCGGCAGGAGACGGCGAGGGTCTTCGGCCCGGAAGCCGCCGCGCAGATGCCGGCGCAGTACGACCCAGCACTGATCGAGCAGAAGCGCGCTCAGGCATTGACGGTCAAGCAGCAGCTTGAGCAGAAGTGGAAGGAGATGGAATACACCACTCCCACCGCCAACGCTCAACTCTCAGCCCAGACCGCTCAAGCGAATAATGCTGCCACCGTTGCGACCACAAGGCGCGGGCAGGACATGACCGATGCGCGAGCGAGAGAGGCTGTAGCTTCGGGCAGGGTGCCGTCCGGTTATCGCCAAGCGGCTGATGGCACGCTCGAATTCATCCCGGGCGGCCCTGCCGATCCAGCCTCGAAGTCTGGCGGGGGCAAGCCGCTTACCGAGGGGCAGTCCAAAGCATTGCTGTTCGGCACGCGTATGCAGGAAGCGAACGGCATATTTGACGAGTTGGCAGCCAGCGGCGTGACCACGTCAATCCCGGGTTCGCGCGCTGGTTTCGGAGTGGGTGCGGCGATCAACGCCCTACAACCAGCCGACCGTCAGAGACTCGACCAGGCGAAACGAGACTTCTTGAACGCCGTGCTACGCCGCGAGTCCGGCGCGGTCATCGCGGATTCCGAGTTCAACAATGGCGATAAGCAATATTTCCCGCAACCTGGCGATAGCGATGCCGTGATCTCACAGAAGAAGCGCAACCGTGAAGTTGCGATGCGCGGCATTCTTGCCGAGGTGCCGGATGGCGATACCCGTGTGGCCCAGGTACGCGGGGCCGCTCCACCAGCGCCCCTGAAAGGCGTCAAAGGCGCGACAAACACCGCCAACAAGACGTTCAACATCGGCGGTCAGGAGATGCAAGCGCGACGTGCGCCGGACGGAAAATACTATGTCCAGCAGGGCGGCAAATGGTTTGAGGTGAAAGAATAATGGCCGCACTCGTCGCAGTCGAATTCGACCCCTTCAAGGCATCTACGACGCCGGATGACTTTGCATCTCGATATGGTGCAGCCGCCGAAAAGGCCGCGAAGGCGCTCGGCGTCGATCCGAACGTCGTCCTCGGACAATGGGGCCTAGAAACCGGCTGGGGCAAGAGCGTCATTCCGGGAACGAACAACCTCGGAAACATCAAAGATTTCTCGGGAAAAGGCACCGCAGCCACGGACAACATGACCGGGAGTCGCGACAAGTACCGCGCTTACGAGTCGCCCGATCAGTTCGTTGATGACTACGTGAGCCTGATTCAGCGGAAATATCCCAACGCGGTCAACGCCAAGACCCCCGAGGATTTCGCCAAGGCGCTCAAGAGCGGAGGCTACGCGGAAGACCCCGGGTATGTTTCCAAGGTCACTACTGCGGCCAAGATGACGCCAGTCAAGGCGAAGGAGCCGACACTATCGCCTGTTGACTTCGACCCTTTCGCTCAGCAGCCTGGCGAAGCTCCTGAGCAGGAGGGGGGCGCCGCATTCGGCGTCTATCCGAAAGCCAGGCGAGATGCGAAAAACAACACCTCGGATGCCGCGGGCTCCATCATCAAAGGTGTCGCAAGCGGCCTCGCGGATGTAGGGAATACGATCATCAATAGCGGCACGAAGGCCGGCGCCGACACGGTTTCTGCGATCAACGACCCGTATGGCCTGATAGACCCGAGGCTCAAGCGTGGCCCTCAATCTTCCAGCCCTGCGGAGCAGCAGAACACAGAGCGCGCTCAGGGCCTGAAGGACTTCAATGCCGAGAACAAGAATGCGCTGTTCACCGGCGGCCGGATCACGGGCAACATTCTTGCGACCTACCCTGTCGGCGGGGCATTGGGCTCCATTGCAAAGGGCGGTGGTCTTCCGGTTCTGGGCAGTGCAATCGCGTCCGGCGGGATGACGACCGGGCGAACCGTCGCGCCAGGGGCCATGAATGCACTCGCCGATATGGGCGTGCGCATGGCTGGTGGAGCGGTCGCAGGGGGTGCCTCGGCTGGATTGGTTGACCCGGATTCGGCCGGAACAGGTGCGATGGTCAGTGCCGCCCTGCCTCCCGTTGTGAAGGGGCTTGGCGCGCTTGGCAGTGCTGCGGCACGTGTCATACGAGGCCCCGAGGCCCCGGAAAGCGTCCGCGCTGCGGCAGCAGCAGCGCGAGAGGCGGGGTACGTCATCCCGCCAACGCAAGTGCGGCCCACGCTAACCAACCGCCTGCTGGAAGGTACGGCGGGCAAGATCACCACGGCGCAAAACGCCAGCGCGAGAAACCAGCAAGTCACGAACAAACTTGCGCAGAAGGCGATTGGCGCGGAAGAGTTGACCCCCGAAGCGTTGCAAGCGGTCCGAAGCCGGGCCAATGAGGCCTACTCCGCTCTCGCTCAGGCCGGCCAGTTCAACGCAGACGATGCATTCCGTGAGGCTCTAAAGAAGGCTGGCGCGCCCAGCGAGCAACTAACCAAGGATTTCCCTGCGCTCGCGAATGGTCAGCTCGAATCCCTGGTGAAAAGCTTCAGCAACACCAAGACATTTGATGCCGGCTCGGCTATCGAAGCGATCAAAGTGCTGCGGGCCGCACAGCGTGCATCCGCGGCTTCGGCCGATCCGGCAGTTATCGCCATGGGCAGGGCGCAAGGCAAGATCTCCAATGCCCTCGAAGACCTGGTGGAACGCAACCTGTCTGCCACCGGCGACGATGCGCTACTTGCCACCTACCGAGAGGCACGCAAGACACTTGCCAAGGTGTATGACGTTGAGAAAGCGCTGAACCCCGCATCTGGCAATGTGGATGCGAAAAAGCTCGCCAACCTGCTGAAGAAGGGGCGTTTGACCGACGAACTCAAGCAAATCGGCGAGTTTGCAGGCTCGTTCCCGAAGGCTGCACAAACACTAGAGGGGATGGGGAGCTTGCCGCAGACGAGCCCGTTGGACTGGACGGCGGCAGGCGGGATTGCGGCGGCTACTGGAGGAAGCCCGGTAGCGGCGCTCGGCCTTCTTGCGCGGCCAACAGCTCGGGCCGCCGCGCTTTCTCCGATGGTCCAGAACCGCCTAGCTCAGCCGCAGGCTCTTCCAATGCTTACGGATGCGACTCGTCGGAACCTTTTGCAGCCTCTATATCGCGCCGGTCCTGTTCTAGCGTCCGACCGGTGAACAGTGTGTAGAAAAAGTTGCCAAAAAACGCCAAAGCGCCCAAGACAACTAGTTTCCAGAGCATGTATTCGGTGAATTCCACCGCCAAATTTTAAGCCACAGGCCGCCTTCGGGTGGCCTTTTTGTTTTCAGGAGCCCGCATGGCACAGTTTTTCGCGCCCATCATCAACGAACAGCAGATCGACGCCAACGGCGATCCGCTCTCTGGCGGAACAATCGCGGTCTACCTTGCTGGAACCTCCACGCCAGCGACGACGACGAGTGACAAAGCGGGGCTCGTTCCGAACACGTGGCCGATTGTGCTGAACACCTTGGGCGTCAACAACCAAGGCGCTGTTTGGCTCACGGGCGGTGCGGCCTACAAGTACATCATCAAGGACGCGGATGGCGCCACCCTTCGGACCATCGACAACGTAAGCGGCATCAACGACACCGTGGTGACGAACGATCAGTGGATCGTCTTTCAGGGGGCGCCCACCTTCGTCAGTGCAACATCGTTCACGGTCGTGGGGGATCAAACCCAGACCTTCCAGATTCGTCGCCGGCTCAAGACGCAAAACACAGGCGGCCTGATCTACAGCACCATCACCAACAGCGTTTATTCCAGCCCTAACACTACCGTCACCGTACAAAACGACTCGGGTGTATTGGACAGTGGCCTTTCTCAGGTGTCCTACGGACTCATCTCGCCCCTGAATTCCTCGATGCCGTCCGGGTTGCTCATCGGGATCACCGCCTTCACTGCCTCGGGCACGTTCACGCCAGCAGCCGGCGCAAAAAGGTGGGTAGTTCACGGTATCGGGTCAGGCGGTGCTGGAGGTGGCTGCCAAGCTCTTGCTGCGGGTCAGGTGAGCATTGGCGGCGGTGGTTCATCGGGCGCAAGAGGGATCGCTCACATCACCACTGGCATGACGCCGACTGTAACCGTGACGATAGGAGCGGCCGGGCCTGGTTCCGTGGGCAGCAATGGCGGCGCTGGTGGGGCCTCATCGTTCGGCGCGTTCCTCACGTTGCCGGGGGGCAATGGAGGTCTTCTGGGGACTGCCACTGCCGTGTCTGCCGCCAGTGGCGGCGCTGCGGTTTCAGCAGGTGGTACAGCGCTCATCACCCCTTCCACTGGCACGACCGGGGCCGCGGCTATCGCTAGCTTTGCCTCTGGGTATGTTCAGTCGGGGGCCGGTGGCAGTACTGAGTTTGGAAGCGGAGGCCAAGCCATTGTGACGGGCGGTCCCACGAGCGGCGGCGCGGCTGGTATCGGGCGTGGCTCTGGGGGCAGTGGTGCTGGCGGGGTTGCGAGTGGCGCTGCTGCTGCTGGTGGTTCTGGCGCCGCGGGTGTTTTTATCGTCTACGAATACGCATAAGAGTTCGACATGGATCTCGAAAACCCCAGCACATGGTTAACGGGAGGCGCTGCGACAGGGATTCTCATCGCCGCTTACAAATTCTTGTGGCCTGTGCTGAGCTCGGCGCTCAACTCGGCGGTCGCAAACACGCGTACTGGTGACCAACTCATGAAACAGGTCATGGATGAGCGTGATAGGGCTGTGACACGCGCTGACGAGGCCGATAAGCGCGTGGAGGCGATGGTGCGAGAGCTGTACAGCCTCAAGAACAGCGTCGATCTGCTGACCTTCCAGCTGAAGGTTGCCAACGAAAAAATCGAAGCGCTGACTGGAGAAGTCCGGCGTCTTGAAGGAGGCGCACATGCGTGAAACGATCCAGAAACTACGCGACTACAGCGGCCACATCAAGGTCATGATTGCTTTGGCCGGCTTCGTGCTCGCCGGTGCGCTGCTTGGAGGCGCGATTTCCGCGGCTTATTACCGCGATGCCCTTGAGCAGGAGCGAGAGACCAATCGAGGCATGTTCGTTGACCTAACGACGAAACTGGATGCGATTGGGCAGCGGCTAGACGGCGCCGCCAACACACAGGCAGCTACAGCCGGTAAGTTACAGGACGCCACGACCGCCGTTACCGAAGTGGTGGATAAGGTTGATGCTGCGGCTGACAAAGCCGACAAGGTAGCAAAGGCAGTCATCGTGCAGGCCGCCAAGGTCGCGAAAGCGATGCCAGCTCCTGCCGCTCAGCAGTCGGTAGCAGTTCAGCCCGAGGTTATCAACCGTGAGATCCGTAAAGCCAACGAGAAGCTGAAAGAGCGAGCCAACAAATGAAGGCCGCTCTCATCTTCCTCGCGATGGGGGTCGCGGGGTGCGTAGTCGCGCCCGAAGAAAAGCGGCTTTGCCCGCCACTACCCGAGATGCCGCCCAACGCTACCGCAGAACAGCGCACCAACCACTACGCCGTCGTCATTCGCCTGTATGCGCAGTGCGCGGGCGCAACCCAAGGGGATGAATAATGAACACCTCACAAGCCGGGATCGACGCCATCAAGGACTACGAGGGCGTGCGCCTCAAGGCCTACGACGATGGGGTGGGCGTCTGGACGATTGGCGTGGGCCACACCAAAGGCGTGCGCCGTGGCGACGAGATCACCATGGACCAGGTGGACGAGTTCCTGCGTGACGACCTGGCAGAAGCCGAGAAAACCGTAAGCACTCGGGTTATCGCGCCGCTGACGCAGGGCCAGTTCGATGCGCTCGTCTCCTTCGTGTTCAACGTCGGCTCGGGCGCGTTCATGGCCTCGACCCTGCTGAAGAAGCTCAATGCTCGTGACTATGACGGCGCCGCCGACGAGTTCCTGCGCTGGAACAAGGCAGGGGGGCGGGTGCTGGCAGGTCTCACGAAGCGTCGGATCTCGGAACGCATGATGTTCCTGACTGGATCGCCATGAAGTGGTGCACCTACTGCTGCCAGCAGGGCCACAGCGCCTCTGAGTGCACGAAGCGCGTCATGTGGAGGCTGAAATGAACCCCTACGTCCTGCTCGCCCTCGTGATCGGCTGGGGCGCTTCCGTGGCTGGTGCTGGCTGGTACGGCATGGGCCTCGGCGAAGACCGGATCATCGCCAAGCAGGTCAGCGACGACAAGATCCGCCAGGAAACCCGAGACGCCGCACAGCAAGGCGCAGCAGCAGCCATCGCTGCCAACCGGCCCATCAACAACACCATCGTCCAAAAGGTGCAACGTGAAATTACTGAAAACGTGCGCTACGTTGATTGCAAGCTCACTCCTGGCGGCCTGCAGCTTGCCAATCAAGCAATCACCGGACGGACAGCCGAGCCCGTTGGTGGTGAGCAGTTGCCCCCCGCCGACACCCCTAAGCGATGACTCCATGGGGGCGCTGCTGGCGAAGGTGGTAGAGCAGGGAAATACGTATCGCGAATGCCGCGAGGCTGCGCTTGCAGGCCAGCCAGTCCCGAAGGCCGACTATTCGCTCTGGCCGAAGCGCTAATCCTTCTTAGCATTCAGCCCGATATTCGCGGTGTCCACCGCCAGCATTCGCGCTCGCCATTCCTCTGGCGTCTCAGGTATCTCTCGCACGATCAGCGACCCCTCGATTCGGACCGCTTCAGGGTGCGACTTCCTGATCGCTTCCTCGGTGCAGTGGTGGCGAGTGGGCGTCATCTTGCCGTTCCACTTCGTCATCCAGCGGTAGGTGTGCTCGGTCTTCATGCTGTGGTTTTATACAGCATTTACGATTGATCAATCATCATTCCAGCATTGGCAACTCGGGTCTGGGCGCCCGCAGTGCCAGCAATAGTTCGAAAACAAGAGCAATCGTTGGTCATCAGTCATGGCAGAAAGCACTTTTTCGGCCAAGGCCGCGCGGCTATTCCACGCATCTGCGGCTAGGACTGCATTCGGGCGCCGCTCAGTTCGGGCGCCGCAGTGGCAGCACTCAATGATGCGCGCTCCATGCTCGCTAGTTTCAAAGGCATCATCGCCACAGAATGGGCACGGCAACAATCGCAGAGATTCTGTGTCTGTCATCGTTCAATCCTATTCTTTCTGCGCCTGCATTGCGGGTGGGGAGGGTCAGGCCCACCGCAAGTGCGTAGCGAGCCAGTAAACAAGGTAGCAGAACCCGCCGACCATGCTCAGCAGCCCTACCAGGGTGCAGAAGAACAAGGCCGATATGGTGCCAGCCGGGATGTTTATGTAGCCGCGTTGCTTGTTCATTCTCAATCCTCACTTCTTTGGTTAGAGGGTGGAGGGGGGAGGGGTGGAGGTGCGCAGCGACCCATTGAGGGTTCTCCTTGCGCCAGTCAGCCCAGCTTTCGTCGGTCAGCTTCCACTCGATCCATTCGGGGGTATCCGCTTTCGGCGCAAATGGGAGGCGCCCGTGGCAACATTCCTCGCACAGCCAACCGCCGCCATGTTTGGAGCAGAAGTACAAGCCACAGCCTTCCTCCCCGCCGTAGGGCTCGCCCCCGCACACATGGCCCAGGCCCCGATCAATTCGGGTTGTGCATCCTGGGTGATCGCAGATCGAAGGCACGCCATAGCCGATGTCGCGCTTCCAGTTGTCGTCGTAGCCAATAGACCAGCCCATTTCAGCCTACTTTCTTTGGAATGGCGGGAATCCGCCAGGGGAGAGCCGAAGCCAGAAATCGGGCAACGGTGGAATATGGGAAGTGGCCGGAACCCGCATGGCTCATGGGTTCCGTAACGGGCCTGATCGGGCGGTATTCGCCGCTTCCAGTGGTGGGGGAAATGTTGTCCGAAGTGGCGCGTTTGGCGCACTTCACGCGGGTGGCGCGAAACTGAATTCCCTTACGTGGCGCGCACTTAGGGCATCCGCGTAGTTCGCATAGCGGACTCGAAATCAGGCGTACTAGCGATAGTACCGAGGGTTCGAATCCCTCCCTCTCCTCCAAGAATGGCCCCGCAAAGGGGCTATTTTTTTGCCTGTCTTGTCCCCGTGGGCCCGATTGGTCCAGCCCCCGCTGTAATTCTTTGGCCGGCATGCCTTGATCGCGGGCGCACCTCCCGCGCGCGATCTGGCGCGGCGCTATTTGCGGCGATCGGGCTACTATCCGGCATGCGCCTCGCTTTCATCACCTTGCTGTTCGTGGCCCTTGGCACCATTGCCCAAGCTCAGGCCCAGCAGGTCTACCGCTGCGGCAACCAATACAGCGGCGAGCCGTGCGAAAAAGGCAGGGTGGTGGACGTGTCGCCGCCGGTGCGCAATCTCGACGCGGTCGGTTCGGCTCAGGTGTTTCTCTGCGTCAGCAATAGCGGCGGACGTTTCTGGTCGCCGGACCACTGCAGGGAGAGCGGCGCATTGGTGGAGCGGATAGAGACCGTTCCCGGTGGCCTGTCTTGGGAGCAGCGCATCCAGATTGCCGATCAGCAAACCCAGCAGGGCTATGCCGTACAACGCCAGGCAATGGAGCAGCGCGGCGCGGCCACGGCCGGCGTGACTGCTGGCGATTCTTCACGTTGCGCGCACTGGAACCAACAAGTCGAGTACTACGACCGGATGGCGCGACAGCCGCAAAGTGGCGCATCCCAGTCCTGGATCGCCGAGCGCCGCAAGGAAGCCAGGGATCAGCAGTTCCGGGCGAGGTGCTGACGTCGCCCGACAACGCCGATACGTACCTTCCGGTCGAATGCTTGGCTGAACCGGCTTGGCGCCTGGCTGCCTCTACCAACAATCTTGCCGGCGAAATCTCCATCGCGAAGGCGATCCGGTAGAGGTTGAAAAGCGAGACATTCTTCAACCCCGGTTCAATCTGGCTGATGTAGGTCACGTGCATTTCGCTGGATGCAGCAAGTTGTCAGGCGCGCGGCTGATGGGGTCCACGTGATCGGGCCTGTCGTGGCCTGGGTGGGCACGAACTGACGCGACAACCAAGCCAGAAGCGGCGCCGCAGCACGCAGCGATGCGGCCCAAAGCGGGGACTTTCGTTTTCGTGCCGGCAGAATCGTTTTGCCTCGTACGCTCCGCACCGCGTTCTTCTCCCAAAACAGCGGCACCGGCCCGTTAAGATCGCCACCTCTTCATGCCCTGCATGCTGATGGATTTCCAGTAGTCGAACAAAGAGGGGGCGAAGCGCCACATGGCCAATGCGTCGATCGCAAGCGTGACACCGGTCCCGGCTTCGGCCGACGAGGCCGAATCGTGGGTGCGCGGCGAGCTTATCCGCAGCCTGATGCGCTCGGCGCGCGGTTCTTACTTCGTCTCCGCAGCCCTCATGCCGGCCATGGTCGGCTTGAACTGGAGCTACGTGCCTCATTGGGAGCTGCTTGCGTGGCTTGCCGCCGGTCTTATCGCCACGGCCTGCCGCGCATGGGGCGCCAGGGTTTATGCGCTGCGCTACGCGGGCAGAAGCGCCGCGGCGCAGCTGCAGTTCACCGAGCGCTACGGCTTTGTGTGGAGCACCAGCGCCATCGTGTGGGGCGTATCGATCCTGTTGTTCTTCGAGCGCACGCCGCAGGTCAACCAGTTCATGAGCTGGCTCATCGTGGCGGGCGTCGGCACGTTTCCCCTGAACGGACTGGCGCTGCACCCGCCGCTGCTCAAGCGCTACGTCAACACGCTGTTCATCACCATGCTCGGCGCGGTGCTGATTCGCCTGGTGAGCATCAACCTTGCGGAGCCGCATTTTCACTACGGCTTCCTGATGCCGATATTGCCGATCCTGCACTGGTTCTTGCTGCTGCGTGCCGGGCGCCATATTCATGAGACGGCGCGCAACAGCCTGGAGCTGCTGTTCCACAATCACATCCTGATCAAGTCGCTCACGCAGCAGCGGCAGGCCGCGGTGGCTGCGGTGGCCATGAAGAACCGGTTTCTCGCGAGCGCAGCGCATGACATGCGCCAGCCAGTGCTCGCGCTGTCGCTTTACGCCGACTGGCTGCGCAACGAACCTGAGCTGGTGCTGGAGCTCGCGCCGAAGATCGTCCGTGCCACGCACGCGGTGAACGCGCTGTTCGATTCGATGTTCGACCTGGCGCGCATCGATTCGGGTCAGGTGCGGTTGCACATCGAGCGCGTCGACGTACCCGAGCTGCTGCACGACCTCGAGCTGCAGTACCGTCCGGTTGCGGAAAGCCGGGGGCTCGATTTCCGTGTGCATGTGACGGAAGGCAGCTTCCTGACCGATCCGATTCGCGTGCGCCGCATGATCGGCAACCTGCTGGCAAATGCCATCAAGTACACCACCGACGGCGGCGTGCTGCTCGCCTCGCGGCAAACGCGCGAAGGCATGCGCATCGAGGTGTGGGACACCGGCATCGGCATTGCGCCTGAACACCTTCGCGATGTGTTCCTCGAGTTCTACAAGGTGGCCGACCATGCGGGTACGTCGGATGGTTTCGGCCTTGGCCTGGCCATCGTCGCACGGCTCTCCCATGTTCTCGGCCATCCCATCAGCGTTCGCTCGCGCCTGGGCAGCGGCAGCGTATTTCGCGTTGCACTGCACGACGCCGACGAAGCCGTGGCCCAGGCGCGCGTCAGCGCTTCGGGCGGCGGCTGA